CTGCTGCTGGCGAGGGTTTTTATTGGGTGTCTCCTAATATTGGTTTTACAGTAAGCCCTCAACACATAACGGCTCAATGTGAAGTTAGGGGAGCTTCTGCGTCAGGAAGTGTTAAGATACAGATTACTGATGCTTCGGGAACTGAATTGGCTACCTCTGCTGATACTAACTTAACCACTAGCTTTGCACGTATTACAGCTTCTTATTCAATAGCGGGAAGTACTACAGGAGCAGCGTATAGAGTTTATGTTGTTAGTGCTGCTAACCATAACATTGACTGGTATACTGATAAGATTATGTTTGAAGTACGAGAAGATACTAATGCTGTATCTACTTATGTTGATGGAGCGTCTGGATTGAATTACGAATGGTCGGGAACTGCCAATGCTTCTACTTCTAGGAAGCGTCCTGGTATGTCTGTTATACGTGGTATACAGATTAAGAATGAATCCGGTACCAGTGCTGAAATTGTGTATGTAGCTTTTGATGCAACTGCGTCCTCTAGTACGGGAATACCTGTATTGGCGGGAGCCACATATGAATCTAATTTCCCCGTAGACTTTAGGGATAATGTTTCCGTAGTATCTGCGTCTGGAACTCCTACGGTTAGCGGGGTCATCTGGGGAGTCCATAGCTAATGACAACCGCTACTATTAAGACTGTAGTAGGAAATATTCCAAGTCCCTCTAACTGGGCTTCTAATAATGAGATGTATCAAACAGTTGGTATTGATGCTACCATACTGCCCATTGAAAAGCAAGATAGTGGTAAGGTTTCTTTAGAAGATATTTCTGATGCCCTTGAGGAATATAAACGTTTGCTTAAAGCGGGAATAGCATCTAAGGCAGAAACTATAACTCTCGCTAGGGCGTATCCAGATGACCTAACTTATTCTAAAGCTGTCTCTAAACTTAGTGAGGGCGATCCTATGATTTTAGGTGGCCCCGCATCTGTAGAATTAATTGATAGAGAGGGTCATTTAATTACTACACAAGCTCTAGAAAAAGCTTTCACGAAGTATATGGGAAATTTTCGTACCCGGAATACAATGGTACTTCATTCTGATGTTCAAGTTGGGTGGGCATTACCCGCATATATTACTAGGGGTGGACAGATATTTAAATCTGGTGTAGGAGCGGAAGGGCTTTTCTTCATTACGGAATTGCGGGATGACACCAAAATTGCCCAACGGGTTATGGATCAAGTGAATGAAGGTAAGCTAAAGAGTTATTCGATTGCGGGAAGCGCAACCAAAACTCAACAAATGCAGAAAGGTTTACAACCCTATATGCAAGTAGACGAGATGGAACTCGCAGAAATTACAGTTTGTGAGAAGGGTGTAAATCAAAGTGCTGTATTTGATATACTGAAGGCTGAAGGAGCCGTTGCTACTTGTATTGACGGTAGTTGTCTGATGGATAAACAGGAATGTAATGGTAGTTGCTTTCTCCAGAAAGAAGAAGGTAAAATTACTCAGATAGATTCAGGCTATAGAAATGCTACTGATGTTGAAATGAAAAATGGGATTATGTGTGGTACCTGTAAGTTCTTTAATAAGCAGGAACAAACCTGTGATATAGTTGAAGGCATGATTGAAGACCACATGTACTGTAAGATTTTTGCACCGCTAGATGAATCTCCAACTATTGATGAAGGAAGGGAGTTAACTATGTTAATGGAAAAAGCAGATGGGTCAATTGATTTTACTGGGTCTTTCTTGGAATGGATGGCGAAACAAGGCAAACCCTCTTCTCCAAAAGATATGGCTGCGACCTTTGCAACCCTATTGAATACTGGGGGAAGGGAATCAGAACACCATCAATTACTACGGGAGTACGGATTTCCTTCTGAGCAACCTCAAGAAGCCATGCGGTATACTCCAGTTATAGAAACTGAAACGGATGACTTCGGTATACCTATACATATGAAACCGCCTTGGGTAGTGAATGAAGCTGGGTCAAATCTGGGAACGAAACTGGATGCCGATGCTCCCACTTACGATACTTCTTTAGCTGCTAAGGCACATAAGGCTATGAAATCGAGTATGCATCCTTGGTATTCTACAGAAATAAAGGTGGCTTTCCCTATTCGGAAATCTTTTGCCAAATGGTTTCGTGATAATGAGTTCTATCTATAATCATAATATCTAATATTACACCCCCATTAAGGTTGACTTTCTGATTTCTTGATGTATAATAAAATAAGACAAGAAATCGGGAGGGGGAATAAATGATAGTCATGTTTTTAATATTAGGTGGGTGCGTGGGGGTACTTTATTTTGTGGGGTGCATTGCAAGAAGGAGTCAGGATATGACTTTTGAAGAATGGAAGTACAAACAAAACAATAAATCTACTAAGGTTAGTCCCTTATATGATCAAAGAGATGATTGGTATCGCTACCTCTAGGAGGGCATTATGTTCAGACCTCAAATTTTACTTTCTATTCTAATCCTTGGCCTCGTTGCTGTATATTCATTACAGCTAGATTCAATTGAAATTACGACAGGCTGCATTACTTTGTTGGGCGCACTAGGAATGAAAATACTGGAGTCTGACAAGTGAAAAAGAGTTGGATACGCTGCCCAGGTTGTAATCGCAAGCAACATGCGAAAACAACTAAACCGGGAACTATGTGTACTCCCTGTGCTAAACAGGGGAAAACTGCACAGGTAGGTAAATTTAGATAACTACGGAGGAATAAGATGGTTGAGTGTTTCTGTGATGTTAATGCCCATTCTCTAAAAGGTTTGTGTGAATGTGACGAAGATTGCCAGTGTGAATGTGACGTATGTGGCTGCGATGAAACTAATCTATGGGGTGTAGATTTAGTTGAAGAGTGTGCTTGTGGTGATGGACATTGTAGCTGTGGAGTAGCCCCTTATGAAACTAAATAGAAAAATACTTATTAAAGGGATTACCACAGGAATGGAACTTGCAAGTTTCTTTATGAAAAAAGATATGTCTAAGTATACTATTTCTATTACTGATGTAGTTGATGCAGGAAAAGATTCGGGAATGGTAATGCTATCAGTTATAGATGCTCTTAGAGATGGTAAGTTAAGTCCTGAAGAAACTTTAGAATTAGCTGAAAAGTTAACGTCTACTAAAAGAAGTTTAGATAAAGCTATTACTACTCTTATTAAAGATCTGAAAGATCATGCAATTGAACAAACACAGGAATGATTAATAATAACGAAGAAAAATATAAAGATTTATTAGAAGCTGTTAGACCATTTTTTCCTAATGATCCTATACAAGCCTATACTGTGGTTACTGAAAAGATTGGCCCTATATTTAATGAAGTTTTATTACAGTTACTATGGAGACAGTTAGAATTGGAACACGGCCCCAAGTGGACAGAGACTTTACCCTATGAAGTATTTGTGCAACGCTTTAATATGAATTAGGAACTCCCCCGCTAAGTCTGGGGAGTAAGGAGGTGATCCTGTTTCACCGAGGGGGCATCTGAAAATGGTGCCCCCAATTATTTGACAGGTCGCCAACGTTGTGTTAAAGTGAAAGAACAAATTTTTGGAGGTGCGTATGGATATAGAAGATGCTGGAAGTGCTTTAATGTTCTTTTTGTTGTTTGGTTTGTTGGCTTCCCTAATCGTATGAACATGGATGACGATAATAGACCAGCCCCTGAATGGGCGGCTTTAGGTTCTCAATTACTAGAGGGGTCAATGACGGAACCTGCTTATGCGGAAGCAACCCGTTTATTACAGACCCCTGGAGTAGACCCAGCTTTGTATATGCTCTTTTGTTCGTTACCCCAAGGGAGAATATGTATTGAACATCACTATCCTATTGGTGCTTGGACAGTCGAAGAGGTCAGAAGTCTTATGCAATGTGCTTTTATGTTAGGCACATACGTTAAGAAATCAATTGAGGCAGCGGAAAAGCTATGGTAATGTCTTATTTAGTTACGTCTAATGCAGAATACCATGAAAGGATTAATGAGATTGAGGAGAAGATTGATAAAATGTTGGACAAATTACAAGTTTTGGAGTATAATATTAATATAATATCCACAGCTTTAAACAAAGAATTGGATAATATTTCAGATATAGTTAGGTCTTTAAAGTAGTTTAGGAGGTAACTTGTATGGGAAGTTTAACTCAAGTAGAAATCCATGAAAAGATTTTATACCCTGTTACTAAAGTAATGGCGGGAAATGCTGGGGGAAGTGGGGTCTTAGTTTACAGTAAAGAAGACCCTGAGAAGCCTGGGGAATATATTAACATTGCCCTTACTTGTCAGCACGTTATTGATGGGGCGATTAAAGTATCTGAACAATGGGACAACATTCTTAAGAAAGATGTCAAGACTGATGTACTAGAAGAAGTTCGTATTGAAGTTTTTGATTACGATAAAAGTAAAGTAGTATCAGCTAACTCCACTACCGCACAAATTATTGCTTATGATAAACATCATGATATAGCTGCGGTACAATTAAACAATACTAGACCTATGAGGAATGTAGCTAGTATTATCCCTAGGGAAGAAATAAAAGAACTACAAGTAACTGACCCTGTATGGGTTTGTGGATGTTCTTTACTTCATGACCCTTTCCCAAGCCCAGGTAACCTAACATATCTACGTGAAATTATTGACCAGAAAGCATACTTGATGCAGAATGCTCCTAGTATATTCGGGAACTCTGGTGGTGGATTATTCCACGGTGAGACTGGACATTTGCTAGGACTTACGAGTAGAATTACCGCTACTCAATTAGGATTCGGGATTGACATTATGACATGGATGGGGTTTAGTACTCACCCAGATAGACTATATGAATTCTTTGAACATCAAGAACTACAGTTCTTGTATGACGATGGTGATAATTATCATGAGGCGAAAGTCCGTAGAGAAAATCGTAGGCACGAAGCGTTAAGGAATCTGTTGTTTGAATCCAAAGGGGAGAGTCCCTAATGAAGTTAGAAGGACTGTTTAAATCTGATGCTACTACGGATACATTGGTACACTATAAATGTCCTAGGGGTCATGAATATGAGGCTCAAGAGCCTTTTATTCTGACTACGCCTGACTTAGCTTGTAATTCTGGCCCCCTATGTATATACTGTTATGTTATATGGTTACAAGTCAATTTAGGTACAGAGGAATTTGTTGCCAGGGATTGACATGTTGGTGAAATTCGGGTATTGTTTAATTTGTGACAACGGGCCAGACAAAAAGAATCGCAGTTGGGTTGAGGATTTAGTTCAAACAGGTGACGCTACCACACAGATGATAAAACATTGCACTAATTGTGGGGAAACCCCACCAAATAAAAATTTATTACGTATAGAGGTTCAGATTACTGGATTAGATTATCATGAATAAATGGGAACATAGAGAAAACAAACTGGAGAAAAAGAGGAAGAAATCTTTCCCTTCTTTTAAAGACTCACCACAAGAGAAACCTAAAAGAAAAGAGATTCAACAAGCTAGGAGGGATAAAGAAGCCATCTGGGATACTCTAGAAACAGAAGGTGATGATGAATGACAACCAATAATGATGAATCCTTTGATTGTGGGCATGAAGAATGCCAAGAAGAAGAGGAACTTAAATCTCTATATCTTACCAGAGATGAGATATTGTTTATAGATGATAGATTAACTATGATGATTGAGAGAGATGGACGGGCAGACAACTTCACGACTGTACTTCCCATTGCAGCTACTGGCGGCTTACCAGCCCCAGTAGATTTGTTAGATAAAATAGGGATGGCTGTCTTACAAGTTACTGATGAATACTATGAAAGTGATTCCGAATTAGCAATTCCAGTAACCCCTACAGATTTATATATGTTGAGAGAAATTGCGAAGAGTTCTCTAAAACTAAATGGAAAATTTGTGGGGCTATCTTTAAAGAGAAAGATTTATAAGCTCTTATTTGAAGAAGAGTATAAAACAGAACGAACTTTTAAGAGATTACTGTCAGATGTTAATCTGGAAGGTGAGCCGTCTAAATCAGATTGGAGTGGAGAGTCGGGGTAATCTAGCTTAATATTAACCCCACCCCTTAATGTTAAGATTGAACTAGGTTGCTCTGGTTCTTCCTGGTTGTATCCGCACTAGCCATGGGGCCGTAGAGCGGGTGACCGATATGGGTTCCCGAAAGGGAACCCATTACTTGTAGGAGGAAAGTATGTTAGAGATACTAGCTGTAGGTTTACTATTAATCATATCTATATTTTTAGCATTTATAAATTGGCGTATCTATAAAGTGACATTAGATATGTTAGGCGTTACAATAGATATATATTATAAAACAATTAATCTATTAGACTATACAAAACAAACATATGAAATATTGGGGGGTGGAGAAGGCTTGACAACGTTTCCGAAAGATGCTAAGATGGAACCAATCAAGAAAAGAAAGGAGGTTGCAGATGACAAGTAATGGTGGAATGTACACAGTTAATTCTCAGTATATATGTGCAGGGGAACCATATGAGATTACAGCAAACATCATGGCATACAATCAAATGTCAGCCCAAAGCCAATTGGATTGGCTAGTACTAACTAAAGATTGTATGTGCCAAGATTGTATGACTGAGTATAAAGTAGAGTATCATTCTAATATAATGTTACCTAGTGGAATGCCCGTCTATAGTATGTGTGTTAAAAGTTAAATGGTTTACCTTACTAAGAAGGAAATAATGTCAGTAGAAGATAAGAAAATAGAACACGATAGGCTAAGAGCAAACATACATAAGTTCTTAGAGTGTACAGAAGACCATACGTTTGAAGTTATTGATATAATGTTAGGTGATATTCAATTGTTTGACCAGAAACAAAGAGATTATGGCAGGCTTAACATTGCTAAGTTTGGTCAGCTAGGTATTTTAGTTAGGGTCAGTGACAAAATCGAGAGGTTGACAACCCTCATTCAATCTGGTAAACTTCCTAGCAACGAGTCTGTCGAGGATTCTTGGCAAGACTTATCCATATATGGAGCTATAGCAAGAGTCGTTAACAAAGGCTCTTGGTAGTCACTTCGCAAAAAGTCTAAATTTTAGGAGGAATGATTTGAACGTTAAGGCCCAGAGCAAAAGCTCTAATAGTAATCAGGTGTACCTTGCAAAAGCAAGACAAGCAGCCCATAAGTTGGCGCAACAGAAAGGTTTCGTTACTTCGGATGATGTTGTTAATGTGGTCGGGATGCCCAATGCCCCTTCCTTAGTTGGCTCTATCTTCAAGGGTAACGGATTTACCCGGATTGGTTATACGCCCTCAACTCGTAACTCTACTCACGGTAGGGAAATCGGGGTGTGGCGTTTGAAATCTAAGCTCCTTAGTTAAGCTTAGGTTACCTTAAACCGTTCTCCAGTTTTGCGGAGGCTGGGGAACGGTATATATTTTTCAGGGGAGAATAGAATGTTGAAGAAAAATTGGGCAGGGAATTACCAGAATTTTCAATCTTGGATGATGGTTACGAATACTATAATTATGTGTGGTGTTTGGACAACTCTTATATGTTTATTAACAGGGATTATTTAAAACCATGCCCCGAAAGAAGAACATTAAATATGAAACTACACAGATGAATATCTGTACGTGTGGAGTAGAAGCACCAGGGAATGCCTTTACTTGGGCTGACTTAGGTGGACATATGGTATTACTTTGTTGGGAATGTACTGATAAACTGCATAAGAAGACTATGGCTAATGAGAATAAGGGTGGGCTATCCAATGACAATTGACCAGTTTCTAACTAAGATAGAACGATTAATCTTTAGGTTCAAACCTGAAGATGCTCCAGATGATGATATGTATATTAGATATGAATATGATTCAGATACACACTGGATTAGAATAGGTATTCCACCTGAATGGTTTGACGAGGAAAAAGACCCGTGTTAGTATATCATTGCAAGGTAGTCATTGCATCTGACATGTTAGAGATAATGAGTTTTAATATACTCAACATGGCCCGGTTGCTTACTATGGGATGGCTACCACTTGACACACTCTGTAGACCAGGAGCATTAATATGAAGTATCACTTTATAATTAAGGAATTAAATCCTTCTGATGCTGTAGAGTTTATACAAGCCAGACATTATTCTAAAGTAATGCCAAGGTTGACAAAGCATTACTTGGGGATTTATAATGAAGAAGATTTAGCTGGAGTCCTTACATTAGGATGGGGAACACAACCGTATAATACAATACACAAGTTGTTCCCTACCTTAGCGAGTAAGGATTATTATGAGATAGGTAAGATGTGTATGGATGAATCTTATCCCAGGAACTCAGAGACACAGATGCTCTCCCAAGTTTGTAAATGGATAAAGCATAACCTACCAGAGAAGCAGTTCTTATTTACATGGGCAGACGGAATCGTTGGGAAGGTAGGATATGTCTACCAAGCATTTAACTTCTTGTATGGTGGATACATATGGACTGATATTTATATCGGGCCAGATGGAGAGAAGATACATCCTAGGTCAACAAGGGAATTGTTAAGGGAGAATGAGGAATGGGAAGGAATAGAGAAGTTGTTTTGGTTGACCCATGCCTTTACAGAACATAAAGGAATTAGTAGGGTCAAGGGGAAACAATTTAGATATATACTTCCCCTTAATAAGAATGCGGGGAAGCTACTAAAAGAATCAACTGTTACATGGAATCGGGAATACCCCAAAGAAGATTGTTTAAAGTGGAAGATACGTACAGGTTATAAGAAGTACGAGGAGTTACAGGGAATGCCTTCCTTTGATTTAAGTGTAGTCAATGTCAATAAGAATAATGTAGAGGCTATGAGATGATGTGTCCAGTTATGCGGGTATGGAATATGGTTCGGTGTAAAGTAAAGGGCCATCCTTATAATCGTTATGGTACCTATTATGAATTAGTTCCCGTAGATTTTACGGGTTTCTTTTCTTCGGGAACACGAACTATCATGACAGTTAAGTGTTCTAAATGTAAAGCTACTATGGGAAGAGTAGGTAATGGCTTCTGACGAATACAGACAAAGTAGGCTAGAATATCTTAGGGCATGGTTCATACCAGAAGATTTAGAATCCTACATCAGGGAACGAAGTTATAAGCAGTCTGATTGGGATGACCCAACTGAATGGGTAAACGGAATGACTTTAGCTTTAGCGTTTCAGTTTCGGGAATACTTACCAGATTATAATGAAGAAGCTAAGTTCCGAATACAAGTAGCTATGTTCTTAATAGATTTAATTGGGAGGATAGAATGGAATGAGAAGTGATGAGGGAATACAACTACATTTATTTGATATGGATAAATATGGAGATACTATAGATGAAAACAATATCATATTTGTACCTGAAACTAGAACCCATATAGAATTTACTTCCTTACCCTTTCACGGGAATGCCGATATTAAATATTGTATAGCAGAGATTGGGGGGTATGGAGGAACGAAAAACCATAAATGGTTAGTAGTTAAAGTACAAGATAGGAAAACTTCAGAGTCAGAAATCTTGGACTCTATGACTGAAGCTATGAGATATGTGGAAACCCTAACAGGAAAGACTGTTAAATTCCGAAAAGGGGGTTGACAAGATTTTGTGACTGTGATAAGATGATTGAAGTCGAAGCTGAAGGCGGTGCAATTATGTAGTGCTAAAGGTGGTTGACAACAAGGTAATGGTGGACAAGATACAATAACCATGACGATGGCCTTTGTGATAGAATTCTTGCCATGTAGCTAATATCTAAAAGCTATAAAAACCCTAGGGAACGAGAGTGGGTAGGTGTCCACAATCAAACCAAACTTCCCTCCTGCTGCATCCTGAAACCGCTTGCTGTACCAGCAACCGCTAGTGTGGGTCTCTAGAATTCTAGATACTAGAGAACACTTAGGTCGTGGTCTGATGTATCACAAGGTCGAGGTCTGTTGTATCACAGTGTACAAGTCCCTGCTTTGAAGTTAACGTACTACCCATTTCTCAATTAAGATTTCTCTTGTTCTCTTGGTAAGGCTAGTGGCTTATAACCACTAGTTGGTACGGGAAGTAATGAATCGTAAGAGGCTGTGTACACAGTAAGTCCCACTAACCGTAACCTTACCAGGAGAACAGGGGGAATCTTTTTTTTATTATAAGGAGAATAGTAACGTTATGAAATATATGTGTTGGCGATGTAGGATGATTTCTAATGTTGTTAAAGGGTTTTCAATTAAGAACGCCTGTAATGATTGTAAGAACCATCCAGACAATAAAGGATAGGTATAATGAGTGTTATAGTATTAGCACCAAAATGTGAGCTTCATTGGGAACGAGCTTTATATAATGTAATGGGCCAAATAAAGAATAGACCTTCTTTCTCTCTGCCTTTATATGGGACAAGAGAAGAGGCAGAAAAAGAATATGTAGGTGTTGATATTTTTGAACTACCATTAACAGATGAAGAAGTAGCCATATTGAATGCAATCAACTTTAAGAGGAAGTAGAGGAGAGTAAATAATGGGAGTAGCATACTCACATATCAGTCCAGAAGAACAGTCTAAGAATGAATCCCTAAATCATGTTAGGGAAGTATATAAGAAACAGTGGGAGAGTGAAGAAGATATACCTTACGCTGATTCTATATACAAGATGATTAACGATGTTGTAGAACATCAGTTAGATAAGATGGCAGACATGGAACTAGAAGATTTTTATAGGGCTGGAATGCAAAAGCATTATGAAGATAAGCGTAATGCTATAGAGTTTAATGATGCTTGGATGGAATATAAAAACTGTGAATGTAGAGGAGATAGGTAATGGGACAATATCATTTAACGGTTAATCTGGATAGGAAAGAATTTCTAATGCCACATAAATTAGGAGTAGGGTTAAAGTTACAGGAACAAACTGGGTTTGGGAATAGTATTCCCGATGCCCTATTTATGCTATTAGCCGCTTCTAATGGTTATGGTGGTGGGGACTTTCAAGATAA